TCGTAAGTGCTTGGCTTGATCTTAATTCTGCTAGGCCAATTCCAAAAATGACATTCATCCAGAGCCTCGTTAGTTGTGTCAGCCCCAGACGCCAGCAATGTTCTACGTTCCTGATACTTGCTGGCGGCGTATCCCCCGTGATCGGGGCAGAGCCATTCGCTCACAGATAGCAGCCCAGCGTAGTATGTGACCTTGACCGAATCAGGCTTGCCTTCTTTTTTGTGCCTTTTGTAAATCACGCTATCCACGTCAACCCATTCGGGCCTTACTTGGCCCGACAGCATGGCACCAGCATAGCTGTTTGAATTGTGGTTCAAAGTGGGTGGCGGGAATTGATGGCCGCACACATGGCATTGTAGGCAGGCAGAGTGGCACATGGCTTGGCAAGCCTCGCACATTTTAACGGGTGCCTCCCCCTCGCCTGCCCCCGCAGATTGATCTTTTGGTTTTACCCTATCAATAAATCCATGCCGCTCAACATTCTGGCCGAAGTCCAAAACGAGAGCATCAGTCTTGCCTTCAGCAATTCTAGTGCCGCGCCCAACCATCTGGACGTATAATCCAGTTGAAGCCGTGGCCCTGACCAGCGCGACAACATCCACGGCTGGGTGATCAAATCCAGTGGTCAGCACGTTCACATTTATCAAGCATTTAAGTTCGCCGCTCTTAAAGTCGGCAATCGTTTGCTCTCGCACTGCACTGCTGTCGTTACCTGTAACCACACCGACATCAATATCGTGCGCCTCAAATTCAGCCTTCAGCATGTAGGCGTGATCGACGCCACTGCTAAACACCAGCCAGCTTTTTCGATCTTCGCTCAACTCGACAATCTCTTCGACAGTCTTCCGCACCAATTCGGGATCGGACGCAGCCGTGGCTAGGTCACTTTCGATAAACTCACCGCCACGCTTCTTGACGTTGGTCAAGTCAATCTGGTTCAGACCGCCCTTTGATATGACAGGCGACAGGTAGCCCTGCTCCATCAGCATATCGACGGGGATGTCATAAGCGATGCCGTCAAAGATCGCGCCGCTGCCCTTATGCAAATAACCGCTGTCTAAGCGATAGGGCGTGGCCGTCAGACCCACCACTTTAACCATTGGATTGCACACCTTCAGATCGGCAATAAATCTGTTGTATCTGGTCTCAGTATTCTTGGGCAACAAGTGCGCCTCATCAATCAGAACCAAGTCTGGCGCAGGCACGATGTCATACGCCCTCTCCCAGACCGACTGGATGCCAGCAAAGGTGATGGGGCGGTCTAAGACCTTCTGCTTCAGTCCCGCACTGTAGATGCCGAAATCAGCCTCTGGGTACAATTCCAGCAGCCCCTTCGATCCCTGCTCCAGAAGCTCTTTTACGTGCGTGACAACCAGAACTCTAGTGTCAGGATAGCTCATCGCATCTTTAATTATTTGAGCTATGATAGCCGTCTTTCCCGATCCAGTGGGGGCCACGATTAATGGATTATTACCCGCCTTGCCTGCCCAGTAGTTGTACAAGCCATCGACAGCTTCTTTCTGATAGTCGCGTAATTCAAAGGTCATGGGACAGAACTCTTTTTTCCGCTTGTAGCCTTGCAGTCACGGCCTCGTTCATCGTAAAAAATGTACCAAGATTAGTTTTTTTGCCATTAATATTCATCGACGCCCTCCACTTTCCTTTGTCTTTCAAAAAGCTGACGCCCTTAACGCCAGACGTATTGGCCTTGCCAATGCCAGTGTTCGCAGACTGCTCACGCGCTGTGACCTCTCGCAAGTTTACTATCCTGTTATCGCAGCCATCTCTGTTAATGTGATCCACAGAATTAGGCCAAATAGGATAGTGGCCGTGATGCAGAAAGAAAGCCACGCGATGCGCCTGCATCTTCTTGTTATGGCCGCGATACGAAATGCCGCCACATAAATAGTAGCACGTCGATCTCTCAGTCTTTACCCTGCGGTTCATAGCCATCTTGCCACTGCGCTCTTTGTTATATTTAGCCGCAGCACCCGCAGCACTGACAAATGAACTGCCCTCGCCAGTGTCGTAAAAATCTTCCTCTGATCGATCCTTTGCGTGAATCAATCCAGCCTCTGGATCATAGCGAAACAGACGCCGCATCAATCCCAAATCTTCCCACCAATTTTCAGTCATCTCTGGTTCCCGAATACTTTTGATAAATTGAAATATATTCTGCACTTTCATGCTTGATCTCAGTGGGCCGTGCAAAGCTGGACATTGCAGACTGCATCATATTCTGAACGCCCCCAAATCGTAGGCGGTGCGAATACTCAACCTCATCGCAATCAAAGCATTTACCATCGACCATCTCAGCAAATTTCTCACCGCAATCTATGCACGTTGTGGCTTCAAACATTGAATCCATCCAAAACATCACGAAAACCTTTCTTTCAATTCCTGACTGTTATCCTGATTGCGAATGACGCCCTGTGGGGTCTGATACTCCACGAAATCATCGCCAGCGTCTATGATCTCCCAATCGTCAGGCGTCATAAACGGATTAAAGAGATGGCCCCCCGCGCCCTCCTTGCGGCTCCAAGTGCCGTCCCGCTCTGGGGTGCTGTGCGCGTCCGTTCGATCATTAACTTCTGGCAATTCACCGCCGTGGCAAATCGGAATGTAGGAACAAAATCTACAGGCAAATTTGGATGGATCATCCGCAATTCTAGTCGGTGGCTTCTCATCAAATACAATCATCTCAGCCTTGCTGATTAGCGCGGCCCCCTCTGCCCGATCCCGCCTGATCCGCTCTGCGTAAATCTCGTCGTTATTCTTATTAACCGCAAAGAAAAAACAACGGTCGATCTTAGCCAAGTGCATCCCAACCTGACACTGCGCCCAGTAAATCGGCTTGCTAATCCTGACGCCCTTATTTTTAGTCTGGGCGAACGACTTATCGTTCATTGTCTTGAACTCAAGCGTGTGCGGCTGTTTACTCTCAGGAAAGCCAATGCCAATTCCATCCAGCGACAGACCAAAGTGACCGCCGCAGGCCGTGTAATTAATTTGCTTGCCTGTCTCTGGATCGACCTCCCACACCTCAACCCCAATCGCCCGAAGGTTTGCCACGATGCGTCCCTCCTCGCGGTCACCCGTCTCAAACAGGCGCAGCATACGCCCCTCAAAGCTCTGTGTGCTTGCGTGGCGAAACTGATACCACAATGATCTAGCGCACGGGTTGCCTATCTGTGAGCCACCCAAATGCGGCCTGTGGCCGTTATCGCGGCTGGCCTCATAGTGTTCGTAAATCTTCTGCACTGTCGTGGGCTGCATGTATTTTTCAAGGTTCATCCGATCACCTCAACAGCAGCCATAACAACCACCAGCAAAATCAACTTAATCATTTCGATCTGTGAAATTAATTCCAACATCTGTCGATCCTCTCTATTTGTGAAATGGGGCAGCAAAAGCCACCCCATCGCAAAATAGATTTACCGTTTCCAAGGTGGGGCGGCAGCAGCCTGTGGAGCCGCCGCAGGAGCCGCAGGGGCCGATGGGGCTGCACCCGCACTTGCGTAGCCCTTAACGTCATTACTAGCGTCATAGCCATTAGACGCTGGGCGTACCGCCAGCTTAACCATCAGCGGCCTGTCCAGCAGTTCCTCTGAATTATGCAGCGGAACCTGCAAGGCAGCGCCAATCGACTTCAAAGTACGAGTTGCGATTTCTACTGCTGTGGCGTTGGGATTAATTAAGTTTAATCTATCGAAGATTATGCGACCAGCGTATGGCCCCTCAATCACCTCAATTTTCAGTTGAAGATACGATCCGTTTTGCGACTTCGTAGGCTTCTGTTCGTGATCCGAAATCACGCACTTATAATTGCCTGCTGGGATCGGCTCAAAAGATGGTGCCGCTTCCACTGCGTCGAAATTGATATTGCTAAAGTCCATTTGAGTTTCCTACTCTGTTAAATAATCTGCAAAAGGGTTGCGGTCAAAAGTGAACGGCAGCGGCTCACTGATGTTAAAACGATTTTTGGTGATGCTTGCCGCCTGCGGGTGGCAGATGATTTCGCGCTCACCCGTCGAAATCGCACGTTTCTTGTCGCCCTCGCCGCCGCCACGAACAAAGGTCTTCAGCCTGATCATCGCCACAAGATCGACATTGTCTGTATAGTTTGCCAAAGATTTACGATGCAACCGCAGCGTGTATCTTGAGTAACTATCGCTATCAGGCAGGTCGATTTGCTCTGTATCGGCATGGGCAATAAACACTACGTTCATGTTTTTTTCATAGGCCAGTGATCCAGCCCACTCGCGGATTTGCCTGTGCCTTTCAGCCGCCGCAGATTGACCAGCACCAAAACCTCCCGCCGCCGCATTGATCGATTTGGCCTTGGGGTCAGCCGCCACAATCTCAGCCTCGACCATCGTCGCCAATTGCGTGATCGAATCAATCACCAAAGTCTTGTGCTTGTGGTCCTGCGTGGCAAGCGCCTCAATCGCGTCCAGCACGTCTTGGCTGGATGTAGCCAGTGGAAACAGGCTGACGTTATCATTGCCTGTCAGACTGGCCGTTCCGTCCTCTGTGCGTATAAAAACAGGGTTCGTAAACATTGACGCCAGCGTGGTTTTACCCATTCCACCTTCCCCAAAAATAGTCGCTATAATCGGACGTTGGCCGCTTGGTTTCGACAAACCTTTCAGATCAATTGCCATCATTATTCCTCCACGTTGGTTGCATGCCCGTACGCCACAACATTTTTTGTATAATTTCCTGTTGATCCTCAACAACGTGTAAAAGATCATACCCACTATCGTCTTGAGTAAAGATCAACATTGATTGATTGCCACCCAAGTCTTCATCATCACTGACAAATTTTTCTATCATTTTAACGTGATCTAAATTGACAAGGATTTGTTTTGTCTTTTCCATAATTTTTGTTGTCAAAAAAACCAAACAAGCCATTATACCTGTACCCTCCACACTCTAAATTTATCGTCTTCGCCACGAACCGTGACATTCATTTGAAGCCCCTTGGCCGCTGCGCGAATTGTCATTGTTTCGGTTTTAGTATTTACCAAAATACTGTCGCCAACATTCATCGATAGCAGCAAGTCTTTCCACTTGCCCGACCGACTTTTATCGACTGGCGCAATCGGCACCCCCCGATCAATTTGAATTTCCATTACCAGTCTCCCTTAAATACGAGTGCAAATACCTCGTCCAAAATTTCATCAATCGTTCTTAGTTTCATCGTTCTTCTCCTTTTCATCCCAATTTGGCTCTGGGCCAAGTGACACCTTCACGTCCTTGCGGTAGCGCATGGAACACGACTGCCTGTTACGCATGATTTCTTTGCGTTGCTGCTCTGATGTTTTTGCACCAGAGCGCGGCCCCCTGTTAATCGACACCATTACAGTGTCTCGATTTTGACGCCGATCTTGCCAGCGCGAGTTGCAAAGGCAGGCGCGATCTTGGCCCACAACTTTGGCTCATTAGCCAACAAGTAGCGGCAACCAGCGGCATCTGCGCTGATTGTGTGTTTCACAGGGTGTAGGCTAGTTGGAATTTTACGGCTGAGTTTGTCCCAAATAATTGCGTCAACTTTACGGCTGACAGGCTGTGTCAGTGTAACTTTGTGGCCGTCCAATTTGTGGGAGATGCTGCCCTCGTCTTTGGCTTCCAGGGCTGCTGCGATCTGCTCTTCAATCGCGTGGCGCTTTGCTGTCAGCGACTTTTCTTCTGCCTTAATTACCAGCCAATCGGCGGCAAGAATATCGACATTGATATTGTCCATTTCGTTCTCCATTTTTTCATTCACACTTTTTCTACACGCCGATCTTTACTAAACTGTTTTGAGCATGTAAAGCTCTTTTTTGAAATAATGCAAAAATGGAGCGAAAAATGGACGATATGATACCCCTTGAGACGATACGGGACGCCCTGCAAGATCGCAGACTGACCGTTGTCGCACAGAAATCTGGGCTGTCGCACCCCACCGTGAAGGCCGTGCAGCAGGGCAATGAACGAATCAGTTTGAACACTTGGAGAAAATTGTCAGAATATCTCACCGTGTATAAATAGAAGGTCAAAAAAAATGACTAAAGTGGAAGAGTATTGCGAGAAGCTGGGCTGGTATCTAGTTACGATACCCGCTGGCACAAAAGGCCCAACCCGTTTTGGCTGGCAGAAGCCAGAGCAGGCACTGAGCGATCCAGAAACAGCGCGTCTGTATTACGAGCAGAACCCCACCCATAATGTGGGGCTGTTGCATGGGGCGTCTGGAACCTGTGCAGTGGACATCGATCATGTCGAATACACCAA